TGGTTATCCATTATCCTTACCACCAGTTTTCATTCTGTTTTTCAATTCTCGTAACTGTTTATCAGACAATATTTCCACATAGTCTTTAGCTTCTTTTGTAGATATCTGATAATATGCTTTTACCGTATCGAGTTTCTTACTAATATATGGCTTAGACCACTGTGAAAATCTTTGTCTTTTTCTAAGAGTATTTAGGAAAAACATGTATTGAAGACGGTTGTCTACACCATGCCTGACATTCATTTCATTAGTAAGGAAAACAGAATCCTGATGATAGGATAATGATTTATTAATTAAGAATGGTTGATATGCTTTCTCTTCGATATCATCAACCATGATATCTTTTTTGTCGGAAGAGACCGACTTTACAAAATCGAATGGATTTCTTTTAGTCAAGTGATTTACCTGAGTCTGCAAGATTTCTAGTAACCTCTTGAACTAACTCTTCACCAGTCATACCTTTTTGAATGAGGTATTTTTTTCCAGTCTTTGATATTGTCCTTTCGATTCTACCATCCATATACTGAACATCCAAGACACCCTTTACAGCATCTTTAGCGGTCTTCTCAGTCTCATACCACATAGATGTTAAACTATGTGCATGAACCCACTTAGGTTTATCTCTGTACTCTTCTGCAAGAAGAATCTTCTTCTGCATATCTACTCTCTCATCATATTGCGTCATTTGAATTTACACTCCGACATTATTTCAGTTAAACATGCAACGAAATTAATCTCAGAATCCATAGCAAAAGCAGACTTGTACTGGTAATCAGCGATAAACAAAACTGCAGCTGGAATGGATTGAGGTTCCAATCGTTGTTCCAATGCATTGAAGAGTTTTCGATAGAGGGTATTGAAATCATTATCTGAATTCTTACCAACCCACTTTCTCATGCCTCCCCAATTCTTATCAGCCAACATATCAATAAGAGGTGTAAGTTTCTCTTCATTAAGAGTCGATAGTAATCCACTATCAATCTCTCCTGAGACTCCATACCTTTGAACCTCATTAATACATCTTCTGAAATCAGGGAAGAACTTGATTACAAGTTCAACTAAAACCTTTTGATCGAATTTGATATTTTCTGTAGTACATATCTCCATGAGTCTTGCAAGAAACACTGAAGCAAGTCTTTGTTTCTCGTCAGGGGTCAGGACAAAATCGATCACCGTTGTTCTTGAATGTAATGGTGGTATGATTCTATTCTTGTAATTACAAGTGAATATGAATCTACAGTTACTTGAGAACTCCTCGATGAAGTTTCTCAAAGCTGGTTGAACTGAATCTGCAGAAATATAATCTGCCTCGTCCAGTATCACAACCTTGGGTGCATCCGATAATGATACCGTGGATGCAAAGTTTTTAATCTTCGTTCTAAGAGTGTCTATAAGTCTCCCTTCATCGGAACCATTGATTACGATAAAGTCTGCACCTAACTCATTACAGAGTGCTTTTGCAACGGTTGTTTTACCAACACCAGCAGAACCACATAACATAAGGTTAGGTATCTCACCTTGTTTGACGAAGTCTTGAAATGTTTGTTTTAGGGACGCAGGAAGTATCGTATCCTCAATTGTTTGAGGTCGATACTTTTCTACGAATAGATATTCTTGATTCATGGATGTTAAAACCCCTCCGAATTAACAGTGTTATTCACCCTTGAAGATTGATGAGATTGAATAACTCCCGTATGCATTGCTGAGACTGGCACAATACTTACACTAATATATAGGTTAAGCATTGTAATTACTGTCAGGCTCCAATGCAATAAAATATTCTAAATCGATATCTGTATTCACAAAGTGAGAGATACCTTTAGAAGACACAGCAACTCTATAGTTACCATCGAGAACTTTAAGATTCTCAATCTTGAAGTTCATAGTGAATGTAGAACCATTCCCTTCACCCACGATTCTTGAGAATGTGTTTGAAGTTGGATTCTTCTTATCAGTCACTTCTAGTTTGATAGTATTACCATCTGATGATAGAATAAGATCATTAACACCTAGAACACTTGCAGCTTTCTGTAATTCAGAAAGAAGTGTAGAACTGATTTCAATGTTGATTTCTGCATCAGGCATTGTAATCATTTTATCAGGTGCAGTAACCATACCTTCACTTGCATAAAAATATGCAAGACTTGAGTTATCATCTGCAACGGTTAAACTTGCATCACCGAATGTAAACTCAGGGTCAGACAACAAAGATGTTGCACCTAAGAACTCAGGCAAGTTGTATATACTAAAATCTTGAGGGAACGATTCATCAACCGTTGCAACTGCAAGAATATTCTTCATATTGGAAATGGTTTCAACCTTGTTTCCAGCTTTAACTCGGATTCCCGAATTAATTGTTGAGAAATTTTTTAAGACATTTCTCGTATCATTACTTATTTTCATCACTTTCAGCCTCCATTATGTGTGTGTCGTGATTATATAATGCAAGGAATCCATAGTGAATGACTTTAAATAAGTCTGCTCTATTGTAACCATCCTTCTTACCATACCTTTGGGCATACTTAAGAATGTTTCCAATACAGAATCCCTCTCCGTGACCACCATCCATGATAAACTCAGTTGCCTGAAACTTATCTTTTGAATAGTGTTGTTCATATGTCTTATCAACATACTCACTGAATTGTTTTATCAATTCGTGTTCGTTATATTTGTAATTTATAGACATTGATTTCATTATACTACCTTGATTCTTTTCTGTCAATGTGGTTTTCATATCAACATAAACTCTTTTTCGTATTCGTTATATTCTTCTCCAAGATCAAGTGGAAAAGGTTCATCAGCTGTGAAACAAATACCTTCTTCATTGTTACGCAAGACAATACCCAGTGACTTATATCTCTCACTGGTAAGTTTTGATACCTTCAATACATTACCAGTCTCATTACTGTTATGAGAGAATCCACTGAGTTCAGTGTTTTGTTTTGAGGTTACTGCAATAGTAGTTGATACCTTCCTCCAAAATTCATGGAAGAGATCAATATTATTGAACTTAACCCAGTTATCTAAGAGATAGTAGCAAGCAACTTGAGGTGGATTTGCATGATCGTCACATCTATCCTTTGCCTTCAATTCCATTGCTTCATTACTTACCCATCCACTTTTGAAATTACCAGTTAACATATAGAACAATCTAGTGATAGGTCTCTTATATCTTGTATAGTTCCAAAACCCTTCACTGATTAGAAATCTCAAACAGACAAATGCAATTGCACAGGCTGGTGGAATATGTTTATACTTATCTGGCATCACTTCACCTCTACGAAAAATTCTCCATCTTCAAACTCTGATTCAGTCTGTTTTGGAAAGTTGAAATAAACCTTACCCAATGTTCCTTCTCTAAATGCATCAGCAACTTCACAACACTCGCTGACCCATTCATCGATCAACTCATTCTTAGTATGTGATCTCGCTGCATTTAACATTTCACTACTGGTTTTTGAGAAGGTGATTACTGCATTCACATTATTACCTTCAACCAAAGTTGATCTGATTCCATTAAGGAATCTAGACTTCCTGTCTCCAGCAACTTCACCCTTACCAGCTCTGAGAATCCCAATTCTCCAATTAGTATTCTGACTTGTCATGATACCCTCATCTTCTAGGTATTGAATAATCTCATCCCTAGTCGGTGGGTCTTGAGTCTCGTAATTAGAGTTTACTAACTTCATCGCTGCATCAATGATTTTTTGCTTACCTTCAATATATGGTGCAATCTCATTTAAGTAAGTTCTGATTGCATTCTGATTTCCATTACAGTCACCATCCTTAACAGCTGCATGAATGTTTGAAATGATATCATCTTCATCTGCAATTAGTTTTGGTTTCTGAGTATTGATATTTTCCTTGATGGCATACTGCTTTCTTACTTTAGTATTTGCAAACTCCATAATGCATACCCATACTAAAGTATCCTTACCTTCATCAGAAAGTAAAGCACCCTCAGTCCTATGCCTTCCACAAACTAGATCACCATTTGGTTCAATGATAATCGGTTCATTGTGAAAAGGATTGTATAACCCTTCATTGAAAATCTTCTTGAAGACTAAAACATGAGCTTCATTCCTATTACCCAATGCCCTTCCAAGGTTCTTGTGCTTGTAGTTAATGTCTCCAGCTTTTACCCATCCATATTTGATAATGACAACACCCTTTTCAACAGGTGGTGCCATCACAAATTCGAGAGGGAAGTTTTTCTCTTCCCTCACTTTGACTGAAATCTTAGTAGTCATTTTCATCCCCAGCAAAGTTAATCTCTTCCGTGAATGTCTCAGAAGACTCATCTTCCAAGTGGACACCATCGTCCACTTTGGTGTAGAGATCAAGGATTGAATTCCTAGTCTCTTCATCGAATCTTGAAATGCACATTTCAATAGACTTCATTTTGTCTTTGAACATTCTGAAAGCATTCACAATGTGAACCAACCTTCTAGTAGTCACGACATCATCAATCCCACCTTCGTAGAAAGTCTTCCTGATTATGTCAGCCCAGTCAACAAGTTTCTCACAGAAATCATCATCAACTTCACCAGTCAATCCCATTTCTTTTTTAAGAATCGATCTCTCAGTTTTCACTGGAGGATATTCTTGTTGCATCGTAATTGCAAACCTTTCAAGCATTGCTTCGTTCATGATCTGAGTCCCGATGAACTTACCATCCTCAGAACCTTGACCTTTTGTGTTTGCAGTAGCAAGGATAGTGAAACCTTCTTTAGGACTCACCCACTCACCAGTTTTCTTGATTAGGTAACCTTTACCTTCAAGAACTGATTGTAAACACATCAATTTGTTAGAACCCAAGTCAACTTCATCAAGAAGAAGGACAGCTCCTTTCCTCATTGCTTTGACCACTGGGCCTTCTCTGAAAACAATGTTACCATTGACTAGAGTGTGACCACCCATCAAATCATCTTCATCAGTTTCGATGGTGATGTTGACCCTGTAGAGTTCTCTCTTCAATTGGGCACAAGTTTGTTCGATCATCAAAGTCTTACCATTTCCTGAAAGACCAGTTACGAAAACTGGGAAGAAAATCTTAGATTTGATGATGTTCTTAACATCCTTGAAATGACCAAACGGCACATAGTTTGACATCTTCTCAGGGATGATTTTGACATCACCATCGAGAAGATTAACAGACTCAGTTGCAGCTGCAACTGGCATGTTAGATGGAACTGCTTTTGCAGCCACTGGTGCAACCGTTGGGGTCACAACCACTGGAGTCTCACCACCGTGAGAATAACCACCGTTGTATCCATTAACAACCTGTTCAAGGTTGAAGATAACTCCACCCTCGGGATTAGGTTCTTTAAATGGAAACCTTGAGGACTTAATCCAATATGGAAGATATCCATCAAGTGCTTCTTTGATCTCTGCCCTAGTAAAGGCAGTCTGATTAGGATACGATTTTATGAGGGTATCCAGTACCTCACTTTTATCGGGTGTAATGGTAAAATCCTTACCATTTACCGAAATAGTTTTATCAGTCATAGTCTCTCCTGTATTAACTTTATTTCTCATCATGTAGCTATTATCTCAAAAAGCCAGGGGCATTGTCAAGGCCATTTAAGCCACTGTTACTTAACGGGTTCAAGTAATCTCCCCATTTTGTTTAAGCATTTAACCTCACCTTTTGCATTCTTTTGAGTGAGATATTTCTCACCATTATTAACCCATGCTCTGAATGCAAAGCATTCAACCTTCTTTTCCTTGCAGTGATCGTATCGTTCACAACTATGAAAAGTGCAAGGTGCAGGGCCAACATCATTAATTGCATCAGCGAATTTACTGTAGTCTGTTGTTGGTATTCTTTCATAATATGCTGGGTCTACTTTAAGATGTGGCATCAAAACTCTCCGACCATTTTTTAAACACTAATCGTGCTTGATTTTTACTTAACCCAAAATTGTTTTCCAACCATCTTGGAGCTCCAAACATATTGATCTTTCCTGAACTTCGTAAGTTCTCTAGGACTTCAAAATATTCCTCGACATTAAATGTGGTGCCGTCCACTTCTATTTTTTCTACCATTGTAATGGCATCCATTTCATTCATTATGCTATCTCCTTTATGAATTCGTTAGTTAAGAATCTAGAAGTTGATTTGTTCTTCTGATTCTTTTTGAATCTTGACATGATTGTGGATTTCTTTGCACCGACCAATTCATCGTCCAAAGTATCTTCACCAGCTGTCCCGATGTTTGTCGCTGCAGTCAAGAACAATTTGTTGTACCCGACAGTTTCGAGAACCAAACCGTTATTTCTTGCTTGTTTCCACATTTCATTTTGCATTATGTGGTCATAGTTGTGAGTTGATTCATGACCAATACGACTTAGTAAGTCAGTCATATCACCTTTTCTACCACAAACAAAGTATCCAGTAACCGTAACTCCAGTAGTGTCAGAAACCCATTGAAGTAAGTTCTGAGTCATTTTGAAATTTTCTCTGTATCCACTGGTTGCTTCTTCAAACTTGTAGACTCTTTTGTTTATTGGGTCGATGATATCTCTTTCCTTCGTAGCTCTCCAGTTATCTTCACCCAATTGTTCTTGTTGATCTTTTCTCTCAGCATCATCCATTTGAAGGATGTTTGCAGAATGAGAATAACCATCAGTGATTACAGTCAAGATTGATTTCTCGACATTGTAAGCTCTGTTGAACTTAGGAAGTAATCCTCTCATGGCAACGATAGTTGCATCAAGTGGTGTACCACCTAATCTGTATTTGTGTTCAGGGAACAAGACTTGGTCAACATCAATCCAACCATCTGAATCAGGGTCGTAGTAATCAACACCCTCGAACCACTCATTGTGAGCTTCAAGTTTCTTATGGAAGTGTCTACCACCACTGTATCTGATATTGTCAACAAAGTAGTGGTTCCAAAGTGTGCAGACATACTGCATCATTTCTTTGTACTCTTTTGAATTCTGTTCGTTGGAGAAAATCTCAACCAAGAATCCTTCTCTGTTTCTCCAGTAATTATCATCAGAATCAACTTCTCTTTTCTTTGATATGTTATCTGAGAACAAGTAGACTCTATGAGGAATCGAAACTTTTCTGCAGAACATTGTAAGAATGATTGCTTGTTCTAGAAGGTCTTGAACTTCGTTGTTGATCGAACCACTCCAATCCAACATGATGTTGACACCGTGGTTTTTTCCATCAGGAAGATAAGTAACTCTTTTGAAAACATCATCAACGATCTGATACTTTGCAAGTCTGTTCATATCCAACTTACCAGTCTTACCACTGAATGCATGTTTCGATGAAAGAGCAGTTTGTCTCATTTCAAATTCTTTTGCCATGTGATTGACGACTGCTTTGTTTTTACTCTCGATCTTCTTGAAAGTATGAACACCCATCTTCTGAGTTTTTGCAATCTTCTCAGGGTAGTATTTTACTGCATAAGATTCTTTGTTAGTGTAGTAACTTCTCCAATCATCAAGAACCAATTTGTAGTCGTAAAGAGTTTCAGAACAATACTTGTCGAAATCTTTGATTGAAAGATCACACTGAGTTCTAACCATGTTAGTCTCAGAAACAAATTGCTCTTCGTTGTTATGTGCATTGTGTTCAGTGATTGATTCCCTTGCACCATCTTCATCATCGAACTCTTCGGGTCTTACATCTTTATCAGAACCAGTACCACCAACAGTCTTCTTAGCTTCTTCTGACTCTTCCTCAGTCTCTTCCTCTTCACCATCCTGAGATTCTTGGTCACCACCTTCTGAATCATCATCTTCTAACTCAGGAAGATTGTCACCCTCAGTTTCTTCTGATTCTTCTGAATCATCATCCCAAGACTCACCATCCTGAGATTCTTCTTCATCTTCATCACTCTCTTCTTCATCACCGACATCAAACATTTGAGGAATCAATTTTTCATCGTCCTCAGTTCTTGTCTCGTTTTCTTTTGACCACTCATATATTGCTGTGGCACATTCTTCAACCTCTTCCCAAGACTCACACTTCATTGACCAATCAAGGAAGAACTGTTCTTCTTTAGTAAGTTTGATGTTGATTCTAGAACCACATTTAGTGATAAGGTTGATCTTGTCGATCAAGGAAAGTTCTTGGAGGTTTTTATCTTTAACTCCAAAGAAATCCATTTCCATCAATTCATTGTATGCAGTGAAGAAAGACTTCCTCAATCCAGCATACTTCTCTCTGATATTCTTCTCAATCCTGACATCTTCTACAACATTAAGATATCCTTTAAGAGTTCTGTTTTTAGTCACTGCTGAGTGAACACCTTCATATGGAGTCCATAATGCATGACCAACTTCGTGACCCATGAATAGATCATAGAGTTCAGAAGAGATATCATCTTTGAAAATAGGGCAACAAAGTAACCTATTCTTAAGATCAAAGTATGCAGTAGGAGTTTTCCTATGCACAACTGTTAAGTTTTCCCCTGCCATCAATTTTGCAAGGTTGTCTTTTTGTGTTCTGATTTTTGATTCCATATGTATATTATCTCAAAAAGCTGTAGGCATTGTCAAGGCCTGATTAGCCGTGTGGTGACGGGGCACTCATTGCATCGTCCCATAATTGGTCGATCAATATTGTTCTTGCATAATCTATGATGTTTGCACCATGTACACTATCACCAGTGAATTTGCTTACTTTACTGACATTTTTGTCATTCAATGCTTTTACCACATCTATATCGTCAAGTAAAGAAACATGTTGTGCAATGTCATCTGCAATCATATCATTTGAAAAGTGACTCATATTTCCTCCATTTCTTTATTTGATAGTACATTATAATAAAAAGCTGGAGGCATTGTCAAGGCTTGATTTGGCCTCCGTGAGAGGACTCGAACCTCTAACCTACGGCTTAGAAGGCCGTTGCTCTATCCAGTTGAGCTACACGGAGTAATAGGGATTAACTTCTTTTTGAGATTTTTTTATATTCTACCCATCTTTCAGGGTCTTTAGATAGGTCTTCGGTATTATATAACCCACCTTGGACTTGATAGTCTAAGAATTGTCTGATAGTGATCTCGTTGTGTTCTAAATCTTCAACGGGTCTTTCTGTCATAGCTTTATCGATGTCAGCTGTGAACCAACATGCAATGGTGTGTCTTGGAGCTCTTCGAACTTTGAATACTCCATGTCCATGATAGATACCTTGGAATAGAAATCCACTACCTACCTCGGGTTCGACTTGGTGTCCAAATGGATAATAATCTGTAGGTGGAAAATATGTTTCACCACCATTGTAATCATCATTTAAATATACAATCACTGTCCATTCTCTAGATGGTGAATTCTCACCTGAGGCAACCTTTGTTTCGATATTAGGGTCTTCTCGAACCTCATCATTAGATAGTGTATCCAAGTGTGGGTCTTGTACTCCACCAATATGCCATCGAGTCATAGTTGCCATTTCAGTATGGAAAACTTGTCCCGTTGCTTTGTAGATTTCACCTATACAGTGATTTTGGACTTTTTGGAATAAGAGACGAATGTACTCATTCTTGATATGCATCTTTCTGATGCCCCAATAATCTATTAGTGAACCGACTTTTTCTAAATGTCTATGACTGTTGTGCCATTGAATCAGGTTCTGGCACTCTTCCTTCGTCAGAATCGGAATCACTTTGTGATTGTAGACTTTGGAGTTGTCTAGCAATTTCCATTCTTTTTTCATAATCTAATCTCTTTCTCCTCTCTTTTGGTCTAGACTTGATAGCCCTTTCCAATTTTAACTTAGAGGCTCTTTGAAGGAATATAATTCCATTTAAATGATCTAGTTCGTGTTGAACACATCTAGAACCCATTCCTTCTAATTGTAGTGTATGTCTTTCTCCATCTGCATCTGAGTATTCTAATTCAATTGCAGAAGGTCTCTTTATCATTAAGTATATATCGGGGAAAGAAAGGCACCCTTCTTTCATTAAATCTGTTTCTTTGGATAACTTTGTAATCTCAGGATTAAAGAATGCTCTAGTACCACTATCTGCAGTTCTCATGACGAACACTCGATATGGTAAACCTAACTGGTTTGCAGATAGACCAAGACCACCAAATCGTTCCATGGCTTCTGCCATGTTCTTCTCGATCTCTTTTGGGTCTTCGGGTGGATTTTCAAAATCGAAATCCGTGGTTGGTTCTCTGAGAACCTTCATTGCTTCTTCAACTAATTGATACATTATAAACTTACTTCTGTTACTATCCCTCTAGTATTACTTATCTCCACATTAAAGAACGCCATCACTGCTTCAAACATTCTCTTACCCATATTGGCAATCTTCTTTAAAGCTTTCTTGATAGAGTCCATCACTTTCTTGATGACTTTTTGGAATTTATTCCAAGTCTTCGAACCAAATTCTTTTGCCCAGTTACCAGCTTTCTTTAACTGACTTAAGAAGTTCTCATCTAGATAATCTTCTGTGAGTAAAGTCTCGTAACCTTCAATCGTTTTTAGTTCATTAATTAGTATAGTCGATACATTGTCTATACCAAAGTGTTCTTTTAAACTCATTCTCATTGCAGAATAAGCGGGTGAATTACCACCACCTTTTTTGAATGCAACATAAGGTTTTACTGAACTTGCATACTTCTTAATAATAGGGTCACTGATAGATGTAATAGGTTCTACTACAACTGCACCACTACTAACATCAAACTTTCCTAATAAGTTTGCAGCTGCTTTACCTTCACTGAATTTAACATTACCTGTTGATGCTTCTAATACAATGTTCTGACTAAACAATTCATTAACTTTTGTATTTGTGTTTATATAGTTCTCTAAAATTGCAGATAGTTCTTTATTGTCTGCATCTTTTTGTTGGAAGTCTAAGATTGCTTCATCCTTCTCACCTTCTTTAGTTCTCTTATTTAATGAGGTAACAGTCTCAGTTGTGATAAGAGAATTCATTTTGGTTTCCATTTCTGATATTAAACCATTTGCAAAACCTTTATGATCTCCCATCATACTTAATGCAGCTCTTACAGTTGCAATCGATTCACCTTTTGCACCTGACATAAGTTGTGAACCACCTTCTTTCTTAAGAGAAATCTTTTCTGAAAACTTAATACCAGCAATATCTGTTTTAGGTGTAGTATTACTTGCACCACTATCCTTATATAAAGATGATATCTTATTAGGGATTCCACCCTTACCTGTAGATATTAAATGATTCTCTTTTAGTTTCTTATTAAAATTCTTTGCAATTGATTTTGCAATATCTAAATGTAAAGGGAACGACTCTGCAGTTCTAATAATGTCTGAATCATTATCCTTACCATTGAGTATATTGTATTCAAAGATAATAAGTTCTTCCCACTGAGCTCCTGATGGTGTTCCACCACTCTCTTTTACATGGTTAAAGTATGCAGATTTATATCCTAGTCCACCTTTAACATGAAAAACTTTCTTACCACTTTGTAAGTATTTTTCATTTACACCATCTTCTGTACCAATAAAGATTGCCTTCTTGGTAGGTTTGACTGCAACAAAGATATCACCATGTTTAAAACCTTCTGAATCCATTTCTTTTATTCCACCCTTATATAAGAACTTATGCCCTATAACATAATCGGGTTTAAGAATAGAAGCTTCGACTAGAGGTTTCTTCTCTATGACGATCTTATTTTCTGTAAATTGTGAAAAGCTTTTCATATTACTATTTATCTATTCTGCGATACGAGAGAAGTTTTTATGTTTCTCAAACCTCACTACATGTTCGAATTTATCGTATAGTATATCACCTTTGTGAGATATAATGAATGCATTTGTTTTCTCTGTAAGTGTATTCAACATCTTCATGAATTCATCTGTACCTGATGCATCGAGGGAACTATCGAATACTTCATCCAATACTAGAAGGTTTGTATTTACTGAGTTCTTCATTCTTGCAACAGCTCTCCAAGTGAATAGTAATGCAAGATCGATTCTCATCTTTTCACCTTGAGAGAAGTTCTCATATTTAAATACATCCCTGAATCTAGACTTGATTGTTTCATCGAAACTTTCATCCAGTTCGAACCCAACATAGAATTCTAATTGTGCAAGATACTTGTTAATTAGTTTATTCATGATAGGAACATACTGTTTGATAATCTTTTCTTTTACACCCTGATCTCTTAAGAGTAGAGTTGCAATTTCTAGATAGTGACCATGGTCAGCAAGATGTTGTTTCTTCTTAGTTAAGATGTGCAAATCATCCTCTGCCTTTTCTACTTGTTCATGTGCATCAGTATTACCTTCTTGCTCTTGTTCAAGTTCCTTGATCTCTTTCTGTAGTTTACCGATATACTTTTGATTAGAAACGATCTCTGTTTGTGAAAGACCTATCTCTCTTTGTATCTCGTCTATTTCTGACTGGACTGTATTGATTCTTTCAATTTCGGTATGGAGTTCTGTGACTTGTCCTTCGAGAGTTGACAACGCTTCCTTGATCTCTGCAACCTTCGAATTTTTTTCCTGAATGTGCTTCTCTTTGTGTTCATGGTCTAATCCCTGTTTGCATGTTGGACAATTGTCATTGTTCTCGTAGAACTCAATGTCTGCAATTGCTTTCTTTCGAGCTCTTTCGAGTTGAGTCTCCATGTCATTTGTTTGTTTAAGTCTAGTTTCCGTAGAATCTTTATCCGAGATAAGTCGTGTTTTCTCCACCACATTTTTCGTCTTTTCATCAACCTCTCCTAATAGTTTGTCTATGTTGGTTTGAGTTTGATTAATGGTAGTTTCAAATTTGTATATTTTTTCATCACGATTTTCACGAAGCGCATCAAGTTGACTATTAAGACCATTAATCCTTTCTTCAAGAATTGCAATCTCATGTTGATTTTCCTTGATATCTAATGCATGATTAGATTTTCGTTTCCTCAACAACTGCATCATAGTTGTAAATATTGTGATATCCAAAAGGTCTTCGACTAACTTCCTTCTGTCCTTTGCTCGAAGTTGCATGAACGGAGTAAAGTTTGCCGACCCTAGGATTGCCACCTGAGTAAAAGAACGATAACTCATTTTGAGTATGTTCGATTCTAGATGGTCTTGATAATCCCTGACACTTGCATCTTGATTTAACAAAATGTCATTACACCAAATTTCAAATTTATTTGGTTTTGCCCCACGGATTAATTTGTAGTCTTTTCTCCCGATAGTAAAATCGAGTTCGACTAATAATTCTTTTTGATTGACTGAGTTAATTAGAAGGTCTTTCTTTAGGTTACGAAACCCACGACCATATAATGCATAACATAATGCATCTAATAATGTTGATTTACCAGCACCGTTCTCTCCTAGTACAAGAGTAGTCTGATGGGAATTAAGTGGTATCTTGGTAAACTTGTTTCCCGATGAAAGTAAATTTTTATATCGTACTTCTTTAAATATTATCATAGATAAGTGTGTTCGTCTAATGCTTCATTATACAATGAAGTCATCAAATCGGTAAGAGGCTTTTTCTTACCTTGTATCTCCATACCTTCTACATACTTGTTTAATATAGTTAATGTGTCTTCAACATTCTCCACATCAGAATCATCCATCAAGTCCATATGTTTATGGTCATCTACTACTTGTAAATGTAATGGAGAAGCTGCATGTATCTTATCTAAGAATGCATCGAACCAATAAGGATTGTCTTTGTTAACAACAATTACCTTTGTGAATGTTCCTGATACATTACTATAGTCTTTATTAACGATGGTTTCAAATGACTCTTTTGTATCATCATAGAATACCTTTTCGAATATAGTAATTGGATTGGGAACTGGAAGCATATCCCTTGTTGATGTATCAAACACATGGAAGTATTTGTTATCTCCATAGTCTGACCAAGTGAATTGCATTTGTGAACCAAGGTAGTGAATGTTTGCAAATTTTGATTTCTGATGGAAGTGGCCACTGTAAACCTTTTCAAAACGACTTACATATGAATGATCTAATCCATGTTGACATGTCATGCCGGGCATCATTAATGCACCCTCAAATTCAAAATGACCCATACAAATAGGTGCATTACATGTAGTTAAAAACTCAACGGAATCTGCGTAGTTATCACTATTAATCCATGGACTCATTGCAATATTCAACCCATCATATTCTCTTACTTCGGGTTCTTGTATTATACTAATGTTGTCAGATTCAAATAGTAATAGATCAGGTGCATTTACATCATTGGTATTCTTATAATAAGTATCATGATTACCAATAATCAAATCCATACTGATACCAGCTTCTAACATAGGTTTTATGAAGTGTTCTCTGTTTGCTTTGAGAGACGAGAAGTTGATGTACTTCCTTCGATCAAAGTAATCCCCTAGATGAATGATATGTTTAATATCGTTTTCAATTAGATACGGGAAAAATACTTCCTGATAAAATCGTCCTTGGTAATCAGACATAGCCTGCATATCACCTCGGACACCTGCGTGTGTGTCGTTAAGTATTGCTATCTTCATTTAGAGAATTTTTCTAGATTGGTTTCCTTTTTTACTTTCTTGGCTCTTTTTGATTTTCGTGGTTCGTACTCAACCCGATTCATATGCTCTTGCATCCATTCTACATTTGTATTGGTAAGAGTTGGGTCGTGTTCACCATCTATGGTTGTGTATGCATCCATTGTAATATTAGATTCTTCTATGGATTTCTGTTTAATGAAAACTTGTTTCTTCTCCTTTTGTATCCTTCGAAGGAATGCGTAGTAACAAATTTGT